AGGTTGTTATTACAGCGTTTTACGTCCCTGCGGACGCAACATCACGCCCAACTGTGTATGCCGAATCGGTCAACATCACTGATTGAAACCGATCTGCTTCTTGCCGTCCTTGTTGCCGTCGTCGCCACTTCCGCCGCCGTCTTCGTCGTCTTCATCGTTCATTTCATCCCGCATCTGCTGCATCATCTCTTTCTTTTCCTTGTTGTCCGCGCCGGGCGTGCTCTGGTCGATGAGTTTGTTGATCTCTTCCTGCACTTCCGACGGGAGTTGACGCAGGCGGTTCAGCAGGGCGACGGCGGTTTTTCCGATCTCGCGCTGATAGACGTCGTTTTCCTGATTGAATCCGGAGAGTTCGAGCAGGGTTGCGACGGCGTTTTGCAGGTCGAGGATTGTAAAGTTGCGGTTATAGATGACGTTCGGAACGGTGATTGAGGTGTCCCACTGTGCGAGCAGTTCCCAGGCTTTTACTTCGGCCTGTTCGAGGATGTCGGCGCGCGTCTCCATGTAGGCTTCCATGTTCTGGAAATCCCATGCCTTGGCCTCGGCGGATTCGACAAGGCGGGTGCCCTCTTTCGAGGTGGAAAGGCCGACCACGGAATAGAGTTCTTTCCGCATGGAATCCACCTCCGTGCGAATCGTGGCGGTTTCCGTGCCCGCAGGCTGAATGTATCGCGCCGTGCCTTTCGCCTCGTTGCTCTCGAAGAGGGCGGCGGAACGTGCGAGCGTCCAGGAAAGCGGCTCGTTCTTGCGTTCTGCCTGCTGCGGGCTTTCTGCGTCCTGCTGCGCCTTGATGTTGTCGAGGAAATCCTCCGGCACGACGAGCAGCCCGAACATCTGTTTGAGGCAGTTCATCTGCGCCTCACTGTTCGAGTTGAGAATCGCGTCGCTGATGCGGACGACGTCCTCGAACCAATGATTTTCGCCCAGGCCGAAGCCGTCCACCTCGACATGCCGGATAAATGGCACGACGCCGAGCGGGTTTGGCATTTCCTCGACGGTGTCTTCCGCCTGACTTCTGCGCCGGACGATGTAGACGGTGTCGCGCGTCCAAAGTTTGCGGATTTCGACCTCCTGCGCCGCCGTGAACGGGTCGGAGTTCTCGGTCTGCCATTCGGAAGTAAGCACCCACAAGAGATTGCCGTCGGGTCCGTAGCACCAGTCCGGGACGGCGAGCGGGGAAAGGGTGACGCAGTAAGGGCGGAGGCGGTTTTTCTGCTCGTCCTCCTTGGTCGGCTGCCCCTGGAATGAGGGCGCGTCGACGCATAACCACGCGCATCCGCAGATATTGAGCAGGGTCGAGAACTGCCGCATCACCTCGTCAACACGGAGGCCGGTGCGCGAAAAATCCTCGACATAATCGGTGTTCGCTTTCTCTCGGTTCGGGCGTTTTGCCAGGACGAATTGCGTAATGAGCGTGGCGACCCGGCGCGGGAAGTTCACATAGAAAGCGCGGTCGATTCGTTCCTGATATTCGGGCGGCAGCTCGTTCGTGTGCCGGATGAGCGCTTTTTTGATGTATTCCTCGCCGCCGCTGTATGCCTCCATGCTGCGCCGCCACTTTTTCTCGTTCGCGGAATAAAAGGCGTTTTTGCGGGTGAAAAGGATGTTTTTGTCGAAAGGCATAAAAAATACTCCCGGTTTGCATTTTTGATGTTTGCAATGCCGGGAGCGTCAATATTGCGGGAATCACTGCCAATGCGGCTTCTGCGTCTTGCTCTTGTAGACGGTGATAATCGTCGAGCTGCGCGTATCCATGACGACGCTCAAGCGTTTCCGTCCGCCGAGTTTGGCGACGTAGACGCAGACGTATCGGCGGAGGTCGAAAATCCGCTTGCCGTGGTGCAGGGCGTAGAAGATTTCATCGGCGGTGATCTTTCTTTCGAGGGCGCGGGATAATGCGTGCTGTGTCAGGGTGACAGTCTTATCGCCCGGTCGACCCATAGCCGCCCGTCCCCCGTGCGGTCTTGCCGAGTTCTTCGACGACGTTAAAGAAAAGGTCGTTGCGGCGGACGACGACAAGTTGCGCGACGCGTTCGTTGACCTTGTACGGGGGCTCGTTGCCGTAGACGCCGTAGAACTTGAAAAGGACTTCGCCCCGGTAGTCTTCATCGAGCAGGCCGACGGAGTTGCTTAAAACGCATCCGGTCCGGTAGATGCTGCTGCGCGGCATGAGGAAGCCGCAGAAACCGTGGGGGAGTTCGATTGCAAGGCCGGTGTGGTAGACCCAACATCCGGATTCGTGATCTTTTTCGACGGAGACGGCTTTCAGGTCGTAACCGGCTGCGAATTGAGACGCCCGTTTCGGAATATCCGCGTTCGGGTGCAGACGTTTTAGTTTGACTTCAATCATTTTTGCCTTTCTTTTGCGGGCGAGTTCGTATTGCCTGAAATCGTCGTCGGCGTGATACTTCGCCCGGCGTTGAGTGTTGATTTGGTTGCGGTGAGCCGCCCGATAGAGGCGGCCATACTCCAACAGTTGCACGCGGTTCTTTTCCCGATACTCCCGCATGTATTCGCCGATGTTGTCCATATCGCGTTTTAAGCGGCGAGGAACGCCCGATAAAGGGCGGCGGCGAGGTCGGGGCATACCGCGTTCCCGATCTGCTTTTTGGCGGCTGTATCGCCCCCGAAAAACCGATAACCGGCGGGAAAGCCCGTCGCGGCGGCCAGTTCCTTTGCCGTCAACATCCTATGCGTTATATCGAGTTTGTATTTCTGCCCGTCCGGGAGCGTCAGGATGCGCCCCTCGATGAGGCCGAAGCGGTCATGCGTCGTGATTGTGGCGAGCGGTTCCGAGAGCGGGTTTCGGGTTTCGCCGTTGCCGTAGTATTCGACGAGGAACGGCGTCACGACGCCGATGCTGCCGGTCGTGGCAATGGTCGAGAGGGGAGCCTCGCAGGGCTTGACCGTGCCGCCGCCGTGCTGCGGGACGAAAAGCGGGGAGATCACGCCGTAACGGTTGCTCGTGTCGATGACCGGCAGAGGCTCGGAGGCGGAATGGTTCCGGTTGTCGCCGCCGTTGTAACGGGTGATGAAAGGCTGTATGACCGCGTGCGTACCGTGCGAGCAGGTAATCGTGTTGAGCGGGTCGTTTACCGTGCCGGAGACGCCGCCCGTCTTGGTGTGTGCCAGGTCGAGCCATACCGGCGAGATGAGCGCGAAATGCGCGCCGGAGGTAGTGATAGCCGGGAGGGGAGCGGTCAGCGGGACAGCCGAGTTGGCGATTTGGTCGTCGTTCGTGCCGCGCAGAATCACGAGGAACGGCTCCGCCCATGCGCCCCAATACTTTTTGATGCCCGCCTCGATGCGGCGGAGCGTCTTCTCGCAGAGCGGCTTTTTCCGGTCGAAAATGGATTCGCCGGGTATCGTCCAGTCGATGATCTCCGCCGCGCTGCGCCAGGGCTTGCATCCGAAGAGGTCTGGCGTTTTGCTGTGCGTCGGCTCCGGCCACAAGATCTTCTCGCCGGAGGAACGTCGGACGGCCTGCACGATCAAACGCTCGCGGGAGGTGGCCGCGCCATAATCCGCCGCGTTCATGATCTGCATGTCGACCTTGTAGCCGGAGGCGCGGATTTCCTGCATGAGCAGGTCGAAATACTTTCCGGCCTTGCGCGGGTCGGGCTGTCCGGCCTTGTAGAGTTTGCCCTTGATGCGGGTGTCGTCGTCAAGGAGCGGACCCCAGGAGCGCAGTTCTTTTACATTTTCAATGTAGAGGCGTCTGCACTTCGTGAGGCGCAGGTACGGGATGATGTGCTCCGGTTGGCTGCGGAGCTGATTCGAGCGCGGGATGCCGCCCGCCGCGACGCTGTGATGCGTGCAGGAGGGCGACGCCCAGATAACGTCAATCCGGCGCGGGTCGTCTGGGAAAATCTCGTCGGGCACGACCGCCTCGATAGGGGTGCAGGCGCGCGCGAAATCCGGGATGATCTCCGGATGATTGAGCTGAATCGTCCTAATCGCTATGTCCCAATGATTGAAGCCGCGCCCCTCGTAACGGACGCCTGCATCGTTGAGGGCGTTGATTGCCCCGGTTATGCTTCCGCCGCCCCCGCAAAAAAGGTCGACGAATCTAAAATCGTTCATTTATAGGATTCCTCTCTTGAGTTGTTGAGTTCGTTTGCATGTCTCCTTATCCAGGAGCGCATGATTATGATTTCCTCTTTCTTGTTTCCGTACAATGGAATCGGTAAAGCGTTGGCAAATCGTTTTCCGTACTTGTGGACGATCTTTCCCTCGATTACCTCGTAGCATCCCCACCCGTCGGGCAATTCATCGGCGGAATGGATAACGCCGGGATTCGTGAGGTAAAACCGCCAGTCTCCGACGCCGGATTCAGGGCAAATGCGAAACGGCTTGTCACGGTCTTTCAAGAAGTCTGCCCGGCTTGCCTTGCATTCAAACAGAATTGATTCCCACGCACGCCACCCGATAGCATCCGGGATTTCTCCCGTTGCAGTCAGGCTTACAAGTTCAGCGCAAATCGGCAGACAACGCCACCTTTTTAGTTGCTGTACTGCAATGGCGACCAGTTCTTGGTGTGTCACGGCTTCCCCTCCATATCCCCGAACATGTCGAGCGTTTCGTTGTCCGGGACCCGATACAGCGTTTCGTTGAACGATACGCCTTTGATGTTGGTCCTCTTCACGGTTCGCTGTATCTTCCCGTCTCGTATGAGCTCTTCCGTTGCCTGAAACAAGGCCCCTTTCCAGGCAGGCTCTCCGAGGTTGC